CCCTAAACCCCCTCAAGGAGGCCCTTTTCATCATTCAAGATGAGAAAGAAATGTCACTGGTGCATTACAAACGCGAACAACCGACAGGAGGACTGGGGGAGTTTGTTGTTACGTGAGCCGGAGACCTTGGCTACCTAAACGTGAATTTTTATCTAGGATCGGCAATGTTGTTGACGACTGGCTAACCCCGGTTGAATATTTACCGTACATTGACGCCCTTCTAGGGGACATAGATTTAGATCCCTGTTCAACCCACCTGGCCAACGATCAATTTCTAAGAGCAAAACAAATCTATACGCTCAAAGAAGATGGTCTGAACATCGAAATCCCTTGGACTGGCACAACTTATTTATTTCCGCCAACTTACGGTAGGTGTTCCTTCAATAAAGAACGTGGCACCTGGAGGTGGGGCCTACGAGGTGGTGGCCCTTTATGCAAAGCTCCGTCTGCTATTTGGTTTGGCAGATTAGAAAGAGAATGGAAGATGAGAAATATAAGAGAAGCGTTGTTTTTTAGCACAAACCATGAAACGATGCGGACTAACCTTTCAATTTGGAATTACCCGGTTTGTATACCAGAAAAAAGGTGTAATTTAATACATGGTAAAACGTTGACCACCATTGCCGGACCGTTCACCTGGGGATACTTTGTTTACCTCCCCCGCGCTGAACTAGGATTCAACCAAGCCGACAAATTTATTGAGATCTTCTCCCACCTTGGGAAAGTAATCTACTGATTGATGCGGTTAATGCGGCGCTGTGTCGGGCTGCGTGGGGCACCGTAAGCGTTCTTAAAGGAGTAGGTGGCGTCACCGGGCCCTGAGACAACGAAGCGGTCGTCCTCTTTCCGTTCTTGCTCCAGGGTAGAGCGCTGAGCAAGCCTACGTTGGGCTACAGCCCTTGCTGCGGCTCTCTTGCCCTGCTCATTATCTATAGCCCTTTTAGCACCACGGTAGCGGTTGTCAACGTCGTAATCAGTGCTACTCTGGTGGTTCATGGAATCATTCTGACAGCAGCAAACCCATGGAAGATCTGGTTAATAGCCCGTCACACTATGCATCTGGCGCGGTGGAATGTATTGAAGCCATTGAAGCATCTCTAACTAATGAAGCTTTTCGTGGTTACCTGAAAGGTAACATCCAAAAGTACCTTTGGCGTTACGAAGATAAACACGATTCTTTACAAGATTTACAAAAAGCAGCATGGTACTTGAGGCGTTTAATTGTTTTTTATGAACGTTATGGATCCTGATAAAATTCTCCACGAATACTGTCCAGAACTTCAGTTACTGGACATGTTGGACTGGTTGCAATGTACTATAGGTTTCGAGGCGAACCCAATCCCCCCTGTTCTTGATTCCAATAACGAAAAAAGCGACGAATAGTTTCTCCAGTGGGATCCCACTCCACAACTTTTCGTTCTAGATACTCGATTGCCTTGATTTGATTGGGTGTGCCCATATAACTTTCGCCGATATTGAGCAGGCAGTGCTTCAGAAGACACTTGTGTTCAGTAAATAGCGGAACCTGATCATCTGGCGCCAAGTAAGTGTTGAGTTCAACACGTCGGCGTTCTTTTAAAAATTGACTGGCGCCACGGTACGCGGGATTGATGAACGGACTCCACTCTTTAATAATGGCGTTCTTACTTGCGCGTTTGTTAATTAACTTCAAAAGTTGACATTCTTTGAAGTTAGCCAGACCAACACTGTGTGCGTAACTTAGAAGTGCGGCACGTTTCTTAGGTGCGGTCGGCATGACAACGTAATGCTGAACTTTATCTGCAAACTCTTCTAAGTCCTTAATCAACTGTTCAAGAATTTCTTTTTCTGTTGCCCTGGTAAACATTCCGATCCAGGATTTGCCTAGACGCTTGCTGCCATAACCGATGCGCCACTCACCGTGTTCAGTTTTGTACGCAGCAAAACGGCCAAAACCGCAATCGGTCCTGGCCGGAGTGTAAAGTTTTATGAGCTTAACGGCTGTGTCGTTAAGAAAAGGGTTGTTGTATTCCTTAGGGGACAACCACGGTGCCAACGTACGACGCTTCAGTATAGTCGTCAAAATTCAGAAGCACAACATAATTCTTTGATGCGTCGGAGACGGTCACGGCGATGGCACCTTTACCTTTGCCTGCCTTGGCAACATTGAAGAACTTTTGATATCCCGTGGGGGCGGAACCAGTGTTGTACGCATCTTCCTGGAAAATTTCCAAGTCAATCAGTGCGGCGCTTTTATTAATTGTAACGATGATGTCGCCAGTGGAAGCGGGATTTACGCGGAACCCACGGGTAAGATCACCGACGTTGCCTGCAGTGGTTGGACCCAGGTAAGTGATTTCAGTACCGGCGCTGACCTGAAGATTGTTCAGGGTGCCTTTAATAGTACGAGTGACGGCCATGGGTATTAGGAGAGTTGATTGGCGGTGAGGTAATTAAAGTTGATTTCAGCATCAATACCGTGTTCTTTCAAGATATTGAAGAACAGCTGACGATCCATCATTTTCTGATGAAGCATGTCAATGAACGCTTCTTCTAACTCGTCTCGATCCAGATCTTTGATTGCAAAAGCCGCTGCATGAACAGCAAACTCCTGATCAACTGACAGGTTTAGAGCATTGGCGTCCATTAAATCGCCCAATCTATGACGTAATTCTAACAGCCGTGATTAAAAAAAGCGACTAGCTCTAGCAAACCGGATCACGGAGGGGGACGTACCGCTGATCCACAGTGAAGCTGGGTGGGTCGCCAGGGAGATCAAGAGCCCCTTGTTCCAAGACAGGTAGCCTTTCGGATATATACGTTTTTAAATACTGACTTGTGGCTGGGGTGGCGGTCATTTGGTGTCCGGTCAAGCTTTAAGGAGTGTGCGCTAACTTTGTAGGCAAGGAAAAAGGTAAACCCAAAAATAAATATTAAAGGTTCCACTTGCCACAGGTTCTTTCAACTACTATATTTTATCTAAACCAAAAACCAAACATGGATCCAACTGCAATTGCTTATGAGCTGATGAAGGCTGGCGTGAGCGGGGTCAGCAAGGTCCAGACTTTGAGTTACATTAAAAATACATACAACTTAACGGATCAGCAATTAGATCAAATCCTAGATCTTTGCGATTTTAAATTTAAACCAAAACAAATTGATTACAAAAAAATAGCAAATCAATTTTTTTCAATAGGAACAGATCAATACAAGTACCCGTTTACTCAAATATACAAGTTTGATAATTTTTTAACTCCAGAAGATTGTCAAACACTGATAGATGAGTCTAATAAAAAACTGAGGCCTTCAACGGTGTCTAATATTAAGGACGAAGTTGTCCTATCAAAAGACAGGACAAGCAAAACTGCCGACCTGCACTACTTCAGCTCTTCTTATTTAAATCAAATTGATAACAAAATAACGTCTTTTATGGGACTGAATTCCTTTACTGGGGAGATCATGCAGACGCAGAAGTACGAACCGGGGCAGTACTATAAAGCGCATACGGATTATTTTCATCCGTTAACAAGGGAGTATAAAACATACACCGAGTGGATGGGGCAACGTACGTGGACATTTATGCTTTACCTTAATGACGTAGAGGAAGGTGGTGAAACTTATTTCAAGCGCCTTAAATTAAAAGTAAAACCAAAACAAGGTATGGCCATCTTCTGGAATAATCTTTACAGAAATGGAATACCAAACCCAAAGACTTTGCACGAGGCTTGTCCGCCAGTGAGTGGAGATAAGTACGTGATTACAAAGTGGTTCCGAAGTTGGCCGCTGATCTAGTTGGCGGCGATCTGGAAGGTTACTTCAGCGTCGGTGCCACCTGTTTCGTGGAAGAAGCTGGCGCGAAGCTTCCGCATGGGAAATCCGCTGACGTTGTACGTGTAGGTTCCGTCTTGCTTGATGATGTTAGAGATCATGGCGCCAAAATTGGTACCATCGGTGCTGCCGTCAAGCCGTACAATGACTGAGGTGTTGATATTGGCAACGGTTGCGACAAGGGTATAATTTCTTGTAGAGAGGTAGTTGACACTGTAAACATCAACTACGTCCGTTACACCGGGGTCTGTGAGCGTTGGGAAACTAAAAAATACTGTCTGCTGATAACTCTCGAAATAACTCATGCATGCACCTCAGTACCAGCTAATATAGCAAAACTGATGCCCTGGTTTTGTTGTAAGGGTACTTACTTAATCCCAGCGTCGTCAAGACGTTTTTCAAAAGATTCAAATTTAATGATAAGTTTTTGAATGGCACCGTACATGGCAGCATAAATCTGATCAGCGTTGAGGTCTTTACAATCTGCAATTGTTTCCTCGCTGACTAATTC